AAAGTCTTTGATCTTGGGTCACTTTCAGCAAAAGGTAAATTTATTTGTTTACCTCCTGTTTGTGCTGCTTGTCCTCCGCCAAAACCAAATCTTGATGCACCTAATCCTGCTATGCCTGCAGCCATTAGAGCGTCTTGTGGTTTGTTACCTGCTAATAATGAAGCTAGTCCAGATCCTGCTGCAGCTCCAATACCGCCTGGCAGTATTGCGTTCCCTATAATAGGTGCTGCTATCTGTAGACCCTTTTCTAATATACCTTTTAATCCTTTTAGCATAATCTCCTTTAATGCAATTTATGTGATTGTCTATGGCAAGAAGGCTACGCTTGAAATAAAAAGCCAATTAATTCTATATTTATAGGCAAATTATTGGTATATGACAATAGATAAATGGAGGAGATCCGAATGCAGAAAGAAATAAAATTAAAATTTGACGCTATTAGACCATTTGGTCCTACAGTTGTAAAAGGTAAAGTGCCAGATTTTATATTAAATTTGGTAAATGAGAAGTGCGATGAAATACTTGGTGACCCTAAATTAGCGAAACAATGGGATTGGTCTCCTAATTTAGCTGGTAATGTTAAACAAGAAGTTCGTATACCACCAGAGTGGATTGATAAAGATGGACAGCAATTAGTTTTTTTAATTGGTGAAATGGTGAAACAATATTTAAGCATTCCGCCAGCAAGTGAAACTTTAGAGGCAAAAAAAGTTTCAAAGATGGTGGTTGAATCAATGTGGGCCGTGAGCCAATGGGCTGGGGATTTTAATCCTGCACACATGCATGACGGTGATCTATCAGGTGTTTTTTACACAAAGATGCCAGAAAGCATTGAAAAAGAAAGAGAAGCTGAGGATCATTATCCTAGTGTAGGTGATATACTTTTTATGTGTGGTGATCCAAAAACTTTTAGCGGTCACAAACTACAACACCCTCCAGAGGTAGGAGATATATTTATGTTTCCATCTTGGTTAACACACATGGTTTATCCTTTCAGAACACCTAATGAAGAAAGGAGATCAGTATCATTTAATTTAAGACTAGTGCCTGAAGGCGGAAAACTTACAACAGAAAAAGACGAAGCTAAATAATGAAACCAAAAGCAGTTTCTATGAGTCACGTCTATGGTGAATCAAACTTAGGTTTACACCAAAATTACATAAATCAGTTAAAAGCATCAATAGAGTTGTTAAGAAGGGGTAATATAAATGGCAAAACAAATTCTAATTGGGATTTTGGATGGCAAACAGATATGCTACCACACTCAGGTGTTTTTGAAGAATTAACACAAAAAATAACAGAAAAGGCTTTTATTTTTTGTAAAAATTTAAAAAATTTTAGTTTTAGTAAGGTAGAAATAACCGCTCTTTGGGCTAACATAAATTACAAAGGGGACATTAATTGGCCTCACAATCATCAAGGTGATCTAGCTGGTGTTTTTTATTTGCATACTCCTAAAAATTCTGGAAACATAATTCTTGATTCGTTTAATTATAATCAGAATTGTAAAATAGGTTGTTATCTGTGGGATACTCAAAAAAAAATTATAACCCCTGAAAACAATAAAATTGTTTTATTTGATTCAAGTTGTATTCATTACGTCACTAAAAATAAATCGGACGACATAAGAATAAGTATGAGTTTTAATATTAAAATTTATGATTAATATTAATAAAGAACTGAAGCTACAAAAAAAATTTAATGATGACGTGGTTACATGGGAAGAGGCAATAGCAGATTACGATAATTCGAAGAACAAAAATTTACATGTAAAAGAATCATCACCGTATGGTTTTTTTGTAACTCATAATATTGATTACCTACCTAAAGTAAAAAAAGTTTTGGACATTTTAAATTTAAATTTTGCACATTTATACTGTAACCTTACCACTAATGCACCTACTTTTGGAGAACATGTAGATCAGGTGGACGTTTATTTTTGGCAATGTCAAGGATCTACAAAATGGATAATAAATGAAAAAATTTTTATTTTAAATTCAGGTGATTTATTATTTGTTCCAAGTGGGGTTAAACACAATGTAATACCTTTATGTCCAAGAATTGGAATATCTATGAGTTATGACTAATATTAATAAGATACCAATGGTTAGAATCACATGGCTTGACGCAAGAGATATGGAAACTGGTTGGTTGCCAATAAAAGAGATTATCGATGCTCCGTTGGCCGTGTGTCAAGAAGTTGGCTACATGGTTGTAAATAATGATGATAAGATTGTAATTATGCGATCTTGGTGTATAGATAAAGATGATAATCACGGTGGAGGAGCGATTGCAATACCACGAGGTTGGGTTAGAAAGATAGAGTATTTGAAAGTAGAGTATGCAACAAGATAAAAATTTAGAACTTTTTTCTACAAAAATATTTGTTTTTAGGTTTACAAATGAAGAGATGGAACCTCTGATTAATGAAGTGTTACTTAAAAAAAAGCAAATAAAAAAAAGAAGTCTTATATATTCTAATTACGGTAAAGTTGGTGATTATTTTACAGATTATCGCAATCCAATACAACTTCATGAGTATGAAAAACTAATGTACTCTATGATAAATCATTTTAGCACGTTTAACGTAAATCAATATTGGACAGCTTTTTACAATAAAAATAGTGTGCATGATGAACATAAACATGCAAATTTTATTAAGGGTGCAACAAATAATTTTTCTAGTGTTTTGTATTTATCTGCCATAGGAGGAACAACATTTTTTAGCCCAAATTTGACAAGCATAGAAGATGAACATTGTATTAATTCTGAGGTTGGAAAATTTGTAATTTTTCCCAGCAATTTGCTACACAAAGGCGAAAATCTTCATGATGGTGAAAGAATAATAATATCATCCAACATATCTATCACATGACAAAAGTATTTATTGGCACTCCTTGTTACGGAGGAATGATTACAGCAGACTATTTTAAAAGCTGCATGCAGTTTGTAGCTCTAGCTGCGTCTAAAAAAATAGAATTACAGTTTGGAACAATTGGTAATGAGTCACTAATAACCAGAGCTAGAAATACTTTGGTTCAACTCTTTATGGATGGTGACTACACACATCTTATGTTCATAGATGCTGATATAGCTTTTAACCCAGAGTCAGTCATTAGAATGCTAGAGTTTGATAAAGACGTGGTTACAGGAGTTTATCCTAGAAAAACAATTGATTGGATTAAAGTAAAAAAGAGATTGAAAGATAATCCTGATATATCTGAAGACGAGCTACTCGCAGCTTCATTACAATATAATTTAAATGTTAAAGATTCTAATAGAATAGAAGTGCAAAAAGGATTTATAGAAGTTATGGATGGTGCAACAGGTTTTATGTTAATAAAAAGAAACGTGTTTGAAAGAATGGCTAATTTTTATCCTGAATTAAAATTTGTACCAGATCAACATATTAATCAATCTCATGACAAAGAGTTTGAATACCACAAAACATCTGATTGGAATTATACATTTTTTGATACCACAATAGAGCCACAGACAAAAAGATATTTATCAGAGGATTATGCCTTTTGTCGATTGTGGCAAAATATGGGTGGCAAAATATATGCTGATATCATGAGTGGTATGACACATTATGGAAATTATGCATTCAAAGGTAATGTTGGAACTCAATTTAAAACAAAATGACAAAATTAAATTTACAAGTAATTGATAATTTTTTACCGCAAAAATATTTTAATAATTTAAAAAAAATTTCAAAACAGATAAGTTGGGGACCGTACATGGATTATTTTGACTCTAACGAATCAACCAGACACAAATGGTTTTATAGAAATATAGAAGATGACGAAGAATTAAAAAATATTTTAATAAAAAACATACGTAATAAGACTATATTTAAAATTAAAGATTTTAGTCTTTTACACATTACTTTAGTCCCTAAAGGAGAGGCTTGGCCTCATACTGATACAGGAGACAATTTTAAACATCAAATGGTGCTTTATGTTGATGGCGATGTTGATATAAATAAAGGCACGGGCTTTTATGTGCCTACTGAGACTGGAGTTACTCTCAACACAGCTGTTGGGTTTTATGCCAATAGAGCTATATTTTTTGAATCTGGGGTATGGCATACCCCTTTAGTTTTTGCCTCAAACAATGATACTTCTAGGATATCAATTGTTGCACAGTTTTAATAAGTAATTTATTATTCCCACATGCAATTAGTGGATCTTAAATTTAGACCAGGTATCGATAAGCAGGATACAGCCTATTCCGCTGGAGATGAACGTAAATATGTAGACTCTGATTTTGTCAGATTTCATTATGGTAAACCAGAAAGATGGGGTGGCTGGGTTAATCTACCAAATCCTAATGTTACAGTGGTAGGCGTTGTTAGGGATACACATTCTTGGATAGGTTTGGATGGCACAAGATATCTAGCTTTAGGAACAGATAGAAAACTCTATATTTTCTCTGAAGGTAAAGTTTATGACATAACACCACTTAGAGAGACACAAGCTTTGACTAATCCATTTGCAACATCAAGTGGTTCTTCAACTGTGACTGTAACAGATTCTGGCCACAACGCTGAGGTAGGTGCTTTTGTAACATTTGACAACGGATCTGCTACGAACGTGGTTGATGGTATAGATTTTAATGCTGAGTTTGAAATACTTACAGTGCCTACGAACAACACTTACACTATAAATGCGGGCACTAATGCCTCAGGAACTACTGCTGCTGGTGGAGGTTCAGTAACTGCTACATATCAAATAAATCCTGGACCAACGTCTTCAACATATGGATATGGTTGGGGCACTGAGACATGGGGAGCTAGCACATGGGATACACCAAGATCATCTTCTAATGTTGTAGTAGCAGGTAGAAACTGGTCTTTAGATAATTTTGGAGAGGACCTAATAGCCACTGTATTAGATGGTGGCACATTTGTTTGGGATACATCTGGAGGTTTAGGAGCTAGAGCTACAGCATTGTCCAATGCACCAACAGCATCAAGATTTAGCCTTGTTTCTACAGATACAAGACACTTACTAATATTTGGAACT